CGGTCATTAAAGCTGTGACGACAGCAGTAGCCGCAGCGATAAGCGCGTTCAGAATCATAATTGCGATTTCTTTCTTTGACATAGAATTGAAATTATTAATAAATTAAACATAATGATGATGAAACCAAACTACACGGCTGAAAAACCGAGAGCAGCAGGAACATACTGTTCAAGACTTCTGATAGCATCAGAAGAAGGCGGCGTTTTTAAGGCCTGCACGTAAGTTTGTCTCATGGCGGTAGCGATGGGATCGAGATCCAAGGTCATACCCTGATCCTCCATAAGCCGAAGAGCCTGAGCGGCAGACGGTTCGTACTTCGCCCTCGCCCTAAGGTTAAGGAAATACTTAGGCTGGCGTTGAGCATAAGCCAAAATGGCCTGTTCATCACCCTCATCAAGTATGGCCCGCCCAGCGGAGAGCTCCCTACGATATCTGTCGGAAGACTCACGCACATAGACCAGTTTACACAGAATAGGGAAGATCTTCGGCCACCACCTCTGGAAATCAGGATGTCGATCCAACAGGGCCATTCTAGCCTGAAGAGCTAAACGCATGATGGCGTTAGGCCTCGTACCTCCCTCAACTCCGTCATACCGATCCTCATTATAGAAGGTCTGCTGAAGAAAGCGGGAGAGGGGCCGAGTACGCTCAGGAATTTCGGGGTCTACAGGAATAAATGTCTGCAAGAACATTGCATCATGAATAATCTTCAATGTAGCCCCCCAGAGGGTCTTAGCGTCTTCGGCCAGCTTATCGGCGTCGATCTCGAAATCGGTGGTAAACATAATATCGTCACCTAATTCTAGAAAGATCCAGTCTCCAGAAGCCCACCGCTGGAAAATCCCAGGCTGCTGGCGTTCCAGGCATGAGAGAAGCACCGTCATGCCATAGAAGGTATCCACCTCAGAGGTTAGCTTGAAACCGCTGCACCATGGTGTAAAATCACCTGATAGAACAGATGCGAACCCAACCTGTCCCCCGTAGTGAGGCATTGTTATACCCATCTTCGGATAAAGCCTCAGGAAAGTATCAATGGGCCACTTCGAGAATCCGGCCTTTTTCAGAGCTCGGAACGCTGCACAGACGATGGACTTCCTCATAGCAGTGTCCATACCTGAAAAATCGATGGAGAACGCGTACTTACCTTGCCTCCGTAGCTTTTGGGTATACTCCTGAATATGCTCAGGGTCATGCCACAATCCAAGCTTTCGCTTGCGTACGGACGACATCTCAACGTAGAGTGGCGACAGAATGAAGTTCACGTAATAAGGAGCGGGAAAGACGTACCTAGAACGGTCGTACACCCCAGTCGCCTGATAGTAAGCTATATAACCACCATCTTGCCGCACCCACAGGGGAAGAGGCTTCTTAAGAGGCCCGGATCTATATGCTAGCACAGGGTTCCAAAACGTGGACGATGGATATCCCAAGGTAGCCCCAAGTGCCTCTACTGCAGCTACCCACTCCTCTGGCGAAGTAGAAGTTGGATCGGGCAGAGCTTTAAGCACTGCGATGCGCGCTTCATGAGACTTCTCTCCGGACACGAAAGTTGGAGCACCGGTCATAGTATCTGGGGGGTCGTCATCTAACATAACCAACCCATAAAAATCGGTGGGCAAGCCATCGTGTCGGGCTCCTTCAAGCTCCGGTCCATAGACTGAAAGAGCAACCTTGTCGAACCACTCCTGCATGAAGGGCGTGGCAGCAGGAACATCAACTTCCGATATCGGAGAGTAACAGAAGCATCCTGTCGGACGCCATTGCTGGGCAGTGGTCTTCGGAAGAGACTGCATTTCCATTGACGCAATGAGTGAGGAATCCTCCCTAGGTTCGTAATACGCTATCATCTCGTCATTTACCGCGCGCACCTCTTGGCGGATCTGATTGCACAAAGCCAAATCTCCTCCATAGAGAGGTTCCTTACCTTTAAGCCAATCAGAGTTGTCAAGTCGGCGATTGACGCCTTCGTAGGTGGACGCTCGGTAATAACCGAACGGCACTTCTTCCACTTCGTCACCTCTACGACGGAGCTCCTCAACTAGATCCCAGGATGTTCGCGGAACGGGCAAGCGTTCCAGCTTTATATCACTGGGTATAAGAGCGGGCCAGAGTGAGGCGACGTCACGCGTCGGGTCGGAATGATTGATAAATTCGTCACTAGACCCTAACGCGGACAGTCGTCGCTGTTCACTTGCTTTCATCGCCGTGCTCTAAAGCATCTCCCACCTTGCCCTGGGAGGCGCGGAATGCGTCCAAATCCTCCTGAGAGGCCGGTACGTATCCATCTGGACAGGTGTCGCTAATTACGACGTCAACCACCTTGCCTTCCTCAATTTTCTTCCAGATCCGAGGGGTTTTTGTTGTCGCACTCTCTTCGGATACGTGAGTGGAAGATTTGTCTGAGGGAGACCCGGCTGCGATCTTCTCCTGCGAGTCGATGGATGAAGCGGCGGAATCTGGGCTCTTAATGTTAGCCGATACCTTACCACCCTTCTCCGTCTCCTCTGGTACAACGGCAGCCTGAGTTACCGCACCTGCGAGCTTAAGAGTCTCTGACTTATCGGCATCCTTATCACCCGATTGAGGTTTAGGCGCCGGAGTGGTAGGTTCTGGCTGAGCAGCCGACTCCGATCGCGCCGGATCTTCGCCGTCATTAGTGACATCTGAATCCCGTGAAGTGGCGGCATCTGAGGAGATGGGGGAGGGATCAGCCTGTGAGAAGGCGGCGGAGCGATCATCGGCCGTGTACATAATGATAGGATCATCGTAGAAGCCCATAACCTCCATGGCCTTGAGCGCCTCGACCCAACGAGATTTAACGGTTAAAGTCAGATACTTCGAGAACATGTCGTCGAGAGTCAACCAATCAGATGGGTTAACACCGAACAGAACGTGCGGAAGAAGCAATCGGAATGGAGCGAAGCCGGATACCAACTGCTTTCTATAGGCAAGCTGGTTTTCCTCCTTCTGCTCCGGATCATTGCCTTTAGCCTTCAGTGACTCCAGAGCACCATCATAAGAGTCAATCTCCGCCTTAATGTAGGTGCGCCCATTATCTTCCTTGGTTAGGCCAAGGATAGAAGTCATGCCTGCAGCATCCCAGATGTATTTAGAGACAGGACATGGGATGACCTCTCTCTGAGCGAAGGGAACAAGCACGGTATATACGTCGTCAAGAGGCATGACGTATTTATGAAGAACGAACAGATACGTCGAACCATCGGCGAGACGGACGGCAGCAGACTGAGTACCAACGACCTGAACATTATCACTAGTAGGGGCGCTCAACTCACCGTATGCGGTTTCGGGATCAGTATTAATATCCTTATACAGCTGGACGGGAGCACCATAAATAGTTGGGATAGTGGGCCTGATCCAGTTCCACGTCTCACCTTCTCTCTTGTATACAAACATCAGGCTCGACAGGGCGTTCGCCATGGCCGGTGCATAAGTGGTGACACCTCCTTGCATGATCAACGCAATTTGGGAGAAGTATTCACTTTTATTCAGGGCTAGGCCGTAAAAGCCGGAAATGGCATCCAAGTAGGAACTCATATCAGCTCCAACTATTTGTCGATTACGAGTAATGGTGTAGTTAGCCACAATGGGCTGCATCATGTACGGAAGCGTCAACACATCACCGGTGTTGATGGTGATGCCCGTGCCCCAGTAAATTCGAGAGTCTGGATCGCTCACGACAGCTTTCAGACCAGCTCGAATAGATTCTGACTTGAAAACAGGCTTATACAGCTCATCGTCATGAATCCAGCTGATCTCCATAACACCAGTCGCAGACGCCTTTACTGAAAACTTTAGACTAAGTGGCGTCAGAGAGTTGTGTTTATTGAAATCAGCCGGTTTGGGCTGGAGAGACTCCGGCAATTCATCGAAATTAAGCTGAGGAGCCTCAGGAATTCTGCCGGTGGCAGTAGCTCCCAAATCAGAAATCCTCATAATCTGCTTAACTTTTGACAGATAGGCGAGTATGGTCTGCAGGGAGGAGCATACAGTAGACAGATCAGTCATAATGGTGGCTTTCGAGAAGCCCGTTATGGACAGGGGCTGCGTGTAGTCACGAATCTCCAGAGCTGCGGTACCCGTTGGAACACCAGTCTTCCTCAACGCGGAGAGTTTTTCGTACGACTTGTCCAAGGAGCCCGCCAGTTTAGAGAACAACTCCCTAGGAAGCAAATTATCAACGGCAATTAATTTCTTCAATCCGTCCTGGGCGTCCTCAACAGCAGACATGACAAATTTAGGAGCGCCTGAAGTAATTGATTCGCTCACTCCCGCCCAAACTGAGTCGAGATCACTGAGCTGCGATACTTTATCACTTTCGAGAATAGGACCGTAGAACTGTCGGACCCCCGCCCATACGCGGTCGGCGGAGTATAAGTCGACGTATACGACGGCCGTAGCTATGTCGAGATAGAAGTTTCTCAGTTCCTGAGATCTCAGCTTCATATTGAAGAGGAAAGCTTGACTCTGAGTGGGCATCGGCTGCGTTGGGAACACCACATCGTAATCGAGAACTGCCGCGAGATAGCGTATCAGCCAGTACATGGCTGTAAACGCTCTTACATAAGGACCGTCCGCGACAGACAGTGTTTGAGCAGTAGAGGCAGCCTGAGCCTCAGCTTCGGCAAGAGCGATATCCGCATCAATCACAGCGAGAACCTGAGTGATGGACGCAATGCGCTGAGAGGTAGCCTCCTTGTTGAGAGGAAATCCCTTTCCTTTGTACATAGAGGACATAAGGGTCTTCCATACTGACTTATTCGTCAGCTCTCCTGTCAGATTAGTAGCTGGCTCGTTCTGGTAAAGCTCATACAGGAGAGTAAGCGAATCACGGACTTTCGAGTCCTGCTTCTTTCCAGAAAGCCATTTCAGAACAGAGCTAAACGCCTTCTTAACGGCGTCGGAATCTTCGGCATCCGTAGACCCGCTGGACGCAGAGATAATCTGGGAGATCACATCTTGCGATATGGCACCAGCTCCAGCTACTGTAGTGAGGATGTCTTTAGACGTCGTCAGCTGCATGGTCTCAGCGACCACGGAGTAATTGGCAGCAAGGCGATAGGCTTGCTGTTGAGGCGACACACCCTCAGAACCTTTCACAAGAGAGGTCCATAACGGATCAAAAAGTAATCTCTCCGCTTCTCCGTTGTACCAAGCGGTCGGAAGCTTACAGATAAGCTCTTGACACTGGGTTCGCATAGAGCGAAGAATTAACACTTTCGGGTACTGCGATAGGTACATACCCGCTGTTTTGTCGTATTGCGGCTTAAGTAGGCCTGCAATACGAGTTTGCTGTTTTAGTTCCATAATTAATAGGAATTAAGTTAAAGAATTGAAATCGCCACCCCCTAAACGGGGGCGAGAAAAACTATAAGAAGAAAG